TCTTTATACCAATCTCTTACTAAAGCCCAACAATCTGTCACGCCCCAAACCCATTGTCTACCTAAAATTGGTGCTTTATATCCACATGGTTCTAAATAACCCCATTGTTCTGTTTTAGGGTTAACTATATACCAAGGAAGATTACTATCTTCACAACTGATTTTGTCTGCCTGACTAGGAATAGGAGGTGTTATCGGGTGACTATGAACAACGGCTGTTATATCTCCTGTATTATCTGCTTTTATGTAATCTTCTGGATCAATAATAAAACATTGATGATCTGTCATAGATAAATTACGACAAGGATAATATCTTTGTTTGCCTTTTATATTTAGCAATAAACCACAAGATTCTTTAGGATCTTCTTGTTTAGCATGAAGTAAAGCTTTATGTTTCCAATTCATCCTACAAAAGTACCTATAGAAGGAAACTCAGCCCTTGTGCATTGACGTTTAGGACAATTAATTCCGACTAAATCAAGAACAGAGGCAAGTTCAAATTCAATTATTTCTCTAGTTTCTGTTGCTTTACGATCTATAGAATATATTTCCTGTGGAAATTCTGCTTTTGGATCAGGAGTGCCATATGGATTTGTACCGCCAGAAAAATTTGTAGCATCAAGAAATTTTGCTAAAGTTCTAATTCTTGTAACTGTAGCTCCTGTTAAATCGTTTCCAGCAGTTGTCTCGTTTACTGTTAATAAAATTGCTGAAATACTTAAATTAGATAAAGAACTACCAATATTACCACCATTACTGATTACTAATTTTGGTCGAGGTATTTGTCCATTTTGAAAAGCAAATCCAGATACCTGTATTGGAAATCTAAAATAATCATTACCAGCCCAAACTATTTTTCCATTTGCATTCATATTACTACCGGCGTGAAATCTATAAACTGTTGAAGCACCATGTAAAGTGCTATCTAACTTTAATGTAAATAGTTCAATAATTGCACTTGGATTTATAGGTTGTAGATCACTAAAAGTAGCACTAAAAGAGATATACCTAACATTATTGTCGTAAACAATTTGTCCTATAGTGGTTGACCAATTAGGCTCTGAAGAACCTGTTGTTCCAGCTACTGTAACTTTAAAAAACAATCCAGCGCTTGCAGAAGTAGGTGCAATAATATCTCCTACAGATAAACTAGTGCTTGCAGTCCAAGTTGAGGCCATTATGATGCTGGTTCAAAAACCTGAGTGAAAGTTGCTTGTATTGTTGCTCTAGATGGATATTCTATACTTTTACTCCAATCTGTACACTTAAATTGCATAGCGCTTGCCTCACCATGCGGTGTATAAGTAAAACTCTCAGAATCTGCGGCGCGAGCATCAAGGAATGTTTCTATAGTATCTGAATCTGTTTCTGTTATATTTTTCCAAGTAAAATTAAATACTTTTGGATTTTGATTTAAACCAAATAAAAGTCTATGCTCATAACCATCGCCAAATACTACAGTTCTTGTTTTAGGCTTTGATATTTTCCTAACTGGAAAACTAGGCTCAATGTCTGGAAAAGTAGCCATTATGCAAGAATACCTCCCGGTCTTTTTTGTTGAAGCAATTCTGCCTGTATTGCTGCTGCTATAACTTCTCCAAGTTGACGACCACCATTGTCATCACCCTCAACAGAACTACTAGAAGCATCAACATTTACAGTTATATTACCACCAGCGCCACCCTGTGCAATAACTCCTAACTTACCACCACGACCACGTTTCAGCGGCATGACTGCCTCTGGGCCAGCTTCTCCCATGATGCCAAGTTGAGATCCTCCATATTTAAAATATGTAGGAGAATTAACAACGCCGCCTTTGCGATACGGAACAACACCATTAGCTGCAAATGCGTTTCCGTTTGCATTAAATAAACCCTCTATAAATCCTGTAAATGGTTTCATTATTGCCTGTCTTATTGCAATTCTTGCCATGTCAGCCAGTATTGATCTTGTTAAATCAGAAAAATTTAATTTACCTGTCATTACAAATTTAACTAGAGCATCTTCCATTCCTTGAAATGCTTTAGCAACAACTTCTCCAGTTTCTTCTGCAAAGCTCTTAATTGTACTGAAATATTTTTGTGCGCCTTGTTGTATTCCGCCTAATTCTTTATCGCCTTTGGGATCTGTTTTATCTTCTGTTCCATCTCCTGTTCCATCTCCTGTCACATCAGGAGGAATAGCATCTGGGCCAATATTATATAGATCTTTAAATCTTTGTAGATTCTTTTTAGCTTGATTAGATGTATCTTCTAAACCTTTTCTAGCAATTTCAATTGCTTTTTTAAAATCTAACTGAACAATCGCCATTTGTATTTTAGCTAAATCGACTAATGTTCTAATTAGAAATCTCACACCTTCAACAGTAACAAAAGCAGCAAGACCTATACCTTTTAAGGTATGTGTTATCGCTTTCATCGCACCTTCAGAATTAGTAATCGCGACAATTATCTCTGAGAATGATCCTTGGAATAAAGCTCCAATTGGTGTAATAGCTTTACCTATTGCGTCTTTAAGTTCGGATGTTGCTGTTGTTAATCTGTCGCCAGCAGCCTCAGGGCCTTGTGCAAGAATTTTTGCATTTTCTCCATATTTTTTAAACAGGAGATCTGCAAAACCCATAAAGTCTTCAAGCGTAACTTTTCCTTGCTCTAACGCCTTATCTAATTCTGCTGGCGTTTTATTCATAGAATCAGCAAATAAAGTAAATGCGCCGGGTAATCTTTCACCTAATTGTTGTCTCAATTCTTCGGCTGATACTTTGCCTTTTGAAAATACCTGACTAGTCGCTCGCATAGCCGCTTTCATGTCTTCTAAGTTTCCACCAGTACCTCTAATACCAGCGGCAATCGCTTGGAAGACTTTTTCTGAATCTGCTACTGATTGACCAGCACCAACAACTGATGCGGTCAAAGAAGTAAATTGTCTTGTAATTACCTCCTGTGGTATCGCTAATTCTCTTGATGTTGTAAGTAGAAATTTTTGTGATCTATTGTATTGATTAGTGTCATTTATAACTAGCCTTAATGCTTTTCTTTGTAATGCAAGTGATGCAGAATATTCAGCCAATCCAGCAATTTGTTGACGTACCATGCCAACTTGCGCACCTATTGCAGCACCAACAGCAGCACCAGCAGGGCCACCCATACTAAGACCAATAGCACCACCAATAGCACCTTCTGGCCCTCCAAAAATACCACCAGCCGCAATTGCACCAGCACCCTTTGCAAAACCTTTTAATCTACTTTTTAGTCCACCAGCACCACCTCCAGCGGCAGCCTGTTTCATCTTTTGATCTAATAGAGCAATATCTCTTGTAAGTTGTTTAAATTCTAAACCTGTGACATCAGCCATATCACGCAAACCCATAAGAGCATTTTTTTGCGCCCTCATAGACTGAATACTATTAGCTGATCCTTGCTTTAAAGAATCAAAACCAGCTTTTACTTGTCTTATACCTTTATCACTAAGAGTTTTAAAGTTTTTTTCTAAACCTCTAGCTTCTCTTCCTAATTTCTTAAAGGCAGCAGTAACAGCAGTATCTCCTTGCTTTTGGAATTCAACTCTTAAAGTTGATACTGTGTTACCACCAACTACTGCCATATTATTTACTTTCCTTATTTAATTCTTTCAAGGCAGTAGCTTCCATAATTTGGATCTCTTCTAAGATTTTAGACCTTTCTGTAATATTGTAAAGGTCAAATAGACCTCCTTGCATAAGAAGTATCTCATACTTTAATCCTACTAAACCACCAAAAGAAGTACTCCATTGTGTCTGCATATTACAGAAAATCATCAATGCATCCCAGTTATCTTCCAATACTTCAAAATCATCTTCTTTTTTCTTTTCTTGCGGCAGTTCTAGTCCAAATGCTTTTGCATCATCCTGTGTCTGATCAATTACTTCTTTACCAGAACCTAACCAATAAAGAACTGCCTCTTTTAGTTTTTTACTTTTTCATCTATAAGAGATGCAGTATATGAACTAGAAACTGCTTTTAACCAATAAGAATCCTCCATCATATCTTTCAAATTTTGGTTATTAAAAGGTATATCCTCACCATCTTCTTCTTTCATCTGCTCCCATCCAACAAGCATCATTTTCATCAT